CAGATACCGAGACCGCCTGCGGCAGCTGCGCCACCGCCCGGCCACAGCCCAGCCACAGCCCGGCAATTGCCAACCACACACCCAGTTTTTTCCCGCCAAATCGAAAGATATTTTTCATGGATTCAGATCAAGATTGCCCAGCCGCCAGAGCCGAAGCCGTGTTCACCAAGAACCAAGTGTGATATTGCGGCAGCTGATTCCCATTCGCCAAAGTCTCCAGCGGATTCAGCAGCTGAAAGTTACCACCCGTGATCCGCGAGTTCGTGAAAGCCGCAGTTGAGGCCGTGGCCAGCGCCACCGCCGGAGCCGCATAATTCCCCGTGATAAACGGAATCCACGCCGAGCCATCCGCGGCCAGCAGCTTGAAGCACCCGCTCACGTAAGTGAAATTCGCGTCACCACCCGAATCCGAGCCCAGGCCAAACGCGATTGCAGGCACCCCATTGGTGATTACCACGTACGGCACGTACCAGTTGCCATTCGTCGAAAGCAACTGCCGCTGAATGTTCGTACTACCAATATCTCGGTAGTTCACACCCAGGCTGATCCCGCTACCCAGCGGAGCCACCAGATTTTGCAAGAAATAGTTACCCACTGCCGACGGCACCAGCAGCGGCACCGGGTCGGCTCCCGCCAGCCGCAGGAAATACTTCCCCGGCATCAGCGTGGTGGTGAAAAAACCCGAGGCATTCGTCGTCACCGTCACCGAGGCCGTCGACACCACCCCGGCCACTGAAGCCCGAGGCTTCGTGGACGATGGACGGAATACCAGGTCCTGCGCCACAGCCGGATTCCCATCCGCACCGTAAAGCACCCCAAACACCGTCGAAGCCAGGTTAGAAATAGCCATACGTCAAAAGTCCAAGAAAGTTCCCTCAAAGCCCCGCGATAAGGTCCCGCGTAAAGATTCGAGCCCGCTCATTCGTCACCTGCACCGCCGCATTCGCCTGCACATCCGGAATCGCCAGCGGATTCAATGGGCGAGACACCCGGTAATCACCCGTACGCACCTGCCCCAGCAACTCCTTTTGGTCTGCGATCACCTGCTTTTGCGAATCCGATAACTCCAGCGCCCCCTGCGGCATCGCCGCGATCATTTGCTCAATGATCAACCAGCTTGCGCAATCCACCAGCTCCGGAGGAAGCAGCGTCGGGTCCGTCTCCACCTGATTCGAAGGCCTGCTCTCGATCGTGGCCCTGATCCGCGCCACCACCCGATCCCGGATGATATTGAACCGATCATCAATGACCCCCGTAGCCGAAGAGCGAATCGCATCAAAAAGCGGAGCGGCAACCGTAGCCTCCACCATATCCACCGTAATCTGCGTCCAAGCACTCATGAGAAAAAGGCCATCAAACAGGAATCAGTAGTAATATCGAAACGTGAGAAATGAGGGGCGGTGTCCGCCCAGCGGACACCCCCCGTGAATTGTTCAACGCCGTGCGCAGCACCTTCGTGTGAGGCTTAGAACAGCAGCTTAACGGTAAACGACACTGCAGTGTTCGTACCGCCCGACGCCGCCACAGCAGCGTTCACATTCACATACCGGCGAACGTTATTCGGGATACGGAATTTGAAGGTAGTAGCGGCAGCACCCGCGCCACCTGCACCGGTTACCGTGCCAATGACACCGCCAGTAGGCGCAGCGGCAAAGGTCGAGTTGTCGGCCGAATCTTGGAAAGTAAACGTGATCGACTTGGTATCGGCCAGGTTCGGAGTCGCAGGCACAGTCACCTGAAGCTCGCAGTTTTCCACGTTAAACCCGGCATCCAGACCATTGGTCACGGCAGACCGTTGACCAAGATCAAAACTGCCAGAGTTTACATTCGCGTTGGCCGCCGGGAGAGCGGTCACCGAGATGAAATTAGCGTCCTGAACTTGACGCCCGAAATATTGATTTTGAGGCATAAACTAGAATGAAAAAAATCGTTCGATTGAATTGCCGGTGAGATTAGGCGATGGCGTCCGTATATAGAATCGAATCCGTCGGCACGATGGGAATCCCTTCATAAGAGATCGGAGTCGGAGCGATGACAGCCTGACCACCGCTCGGCAGAACTGAGTCCTGGCCAAAGATGGAGACCGTGCGCGAAGTCTGAAGCTGACGGCGAGAGCGTCGGCTCATGAAGATATGAGTCGGCCGAATACCCACCGGCAGAAGCTCAATCGCTTGAGCCAGCAAGGTATCCGTGAGGCCCTTGCCAGGGTCAGCGGTCAGGTTCTTGATACGCACTACGGCGTACTTGTTGAGCCACTCGACACCCACCCAGCCTTCGATGGAGTTGTTCCACACCGTCCGCTTGTTACCGCTGGAGTCGGTGTAGGTTTGCTTGCGCCACTCCTGCGGAGTCAGCACCGTGTTATTACCGAAGATCAAGCCCATAAAGCCCGGCATCGCGCAGATCAGGTAGACACTGGAGCCAGTGTTTGCCGTAGTTCCGCCCGCATCCAAGACCAGGCTTGTATCCACAATGTCACGAGCACCCGGGAAACCATTCAAGTCGCCGCCCGAAGACACACCGTACCACACCTGCTTGCCGAGGGTGATCATCGCACCCTTGACGATACCGGATGCCTCGGTGGTCAGCACAAAGTCCGTGCCGCGCTCAGAGCCGGAAGCGATTGCATTGTCCACCTCCATCTGGCCATCCAGATAAAAGGTATTGTGAATCTTGTTTTGGTACTCCGACTTGACGGTCGCCCCGGTATTATTCACCGAACGGAAAGGCACCGTGGGAAAGCTGGTACGGATCAGCGAAGTAAAAGTCGTACCGTTAATCTTCCGGGCAGGCAGAATCTGCATTTCCGGAGCGTACGTGAGATTTTCCTCAATCAGAGGAATCGTGATATCGGACCCGTTTTGCTTCGCCAGGTCCAGCATGGTGATATTTGCCATGATAGTTTTTAGTTACAGTTACGTTGATTGATTGAAAGGTTTTTCGATTCGGGATTCACCGGTTAGAAACCGGTTTTCAGCTTCATCCCCTGCTTTTCCAGCTGCTCACGAGTCATTCGGCGTGCAGCCTCAAAAGGTTCCTCCTTGGTTTGCTTTGCATTCGCCAGCTCAGCACCCCCCTTCGCGGCAGCCGCCTCAATAGCAGCCTGGTCATAAGGCGCAGTCTTGATCTTGCGAGGAAGAGCGGCGAGCACCGGAGCCTCGTTGACAAGGTCGGCAGACAACCGGCGTTCCCACAGCGGAGCCTCGGCAGCGGTAATGCGGCCATCGGCAATCGCGCCTTGGACAATGGTCGAGCGATGCGCCTTCCGCTCATTCTCCAGCGAGGCCGCCAGAGTTGCCTTGTCATTTTCCAGCGTGGCCACAGAAGCCACCAGCTTGGCCTTTTCGTTTTCCAGCGTCCCGACCAGCTTGGCCTTTTCGCCCAGCCCAGAGATCGCCGTCGTGATTTGGTCCTCGCTCGCGTCATTTGCCAGCGTGGCCCCCAGAGCGGCTAGAGCCGCCAGGATGCTTTGTTTGTTCATGGTGTTAGTAGCCCCATCCTTCTTTGGGGCAGAATTCAATAGCTCGCTTGCCAGGTTCGGATTCGTGGTCAGCCCCGTAGAGATCAAAGCCGTAGGCCGATAAACCACCTTGCCCTGCTCAATCCCCGCCGGAACCCCTTGAATCCGTACCGAAAAGTAAAATTTATCCTTCGAGTTCAGCAGCTCCGCCCCCATCGGGTTGAATACCGGGAACCCATATAACCCATCCTCCCGGGCTTGCAGGTCCGCCATCACACCCCGCTGCGTCTTATCGCCCGTTCGCCCTGGAGCATCCGGATGCTCCAGATAGATTGGCGACCCCTTGGCAAACCGCTTCACCCGGTTGCCCGATCCCTTCCAATCATTCACCAGCGAGGCCGCGTCCTCCTGCGTGATCCGTTGAATGGCAGCCACCTTGCCGTCGGCAGACACATCCACGTCTGGAAAAGCAGCGGCAAACGCTTTTGGGTCCACCAAGCTCGCCACATTCTCAGCGTCCCCGTACGGGGCCAGCATCGCCCAGCCATCCGCGTTTGGGTCCGCAAACGTATTCGAGAGAGTCGCCGTGAGATTATGTTCGTTCATGGTCCTTATTTGGTAGCCGTCACGATTCCGTTGAAGAAAGCCGCACTCAGCGAATCCTCGAAGAGGCGTGCGATCTGCTTCTTATTCGTCGCCTTCAGCACATGATCGCCCAGAGTTGTTCGCACCTGGTCGAGCAACCGCCCTTGCTCCGCCAGGTCTTCGACCTTGGCAATTGCCTCCAGCCGCTTCCGCAGCGGAGCCAGCGACTTGCCCAGCTGCTCCGCAAGCGAGTCCGTGAGCTGCTCCCGCAGCGACACATTGGCTTGCGCCAGGTCCCGCGAGTTCAAGAGCTCCGCCACATGATTGACCAGGCTGGCCTTCGGCAACTCCTCAGCAGTTACCCCACCCTCAGCCGAAGCATCATCGGGCCCGTCATTGGTCCCATCCGTCCCATCGGGCCCATTGGTCTTATTGGCAGCAGCCCCGCCACCACCAACCACCGCCCCACTACCCGCCGCCATCAAAACGTCGGCCCCCGGCGCAGGCCGCGAGCGGCCGTACCGTTCCAACGCATCATCCACACCCAGCGGAGCACCCGCACCCACCAGGAATTGATCGACAAGAATTTCCTTGGCGATATCCGCCTTCTGAGTCGGCTTGATCGACACGTAAGCCAGCGGTTCCACCCCCTCGCCGAACAAGTACTCAATCACCTGCCGATCGATCTGCTGATTCAGGATACCCGATACCCAGTCCGCATCATCCTGCTCTAGGATGTCAGATTCCTCATTCTGCAAGCTAGCCCCCTGGCCCTCGCCACCACCCGCCGACATCGTCGACAAGTCCGCCCCGCGCCACAGCGACGTAATCCACCGGTCAAGATACTCGATGAGCGGAGGAAAAGGCAGCGTACCGGCAGCAGACCCCGCCGACACCAGCTCCATCATGGCGTCCACATTCACCACCGCCCCGCCGTCACCCACAAAGTTGGTGACCGCGTCCACCATGTTATTCCATTCGGTGGACCCCTTTGGAGCCGGAGACTTGCCGAGCACAAACGGCAGCCCAAACTTTTCGCCGAAGGCAAGCCAGTCAGACATCGTGTACTTGCGGAAAGCGCACAGCACAGACGTTGCCCGCATGATCCCGTCACCCACGGCAACAAGCCACTGGTCCGGCGGCATCGGCAAACCACTCAAGATTTCCGGCACCGGCAGCCACCGAGTGTGACCATACCGCGCCTCAAACGAAAACAGGGGCCACTTGCGAAACGACGCCGAGAAAGGCTTCGAACCCGTGGGCGGACGCCAGGAGATCTCGAGGCAGGAGTATTGCATTCCCACCGCATCCATCATCTGCTTTACCAACTCACGGAAACCGCCCTTGATATTCTGCTGAAGAATATCCGTGACCTCGATCCCCCGGTAAAAATCCAGCAGCGCCTGCTTATGAGCTTCCGCCTGGACCTTCTGAGATTCATCCACCTCTTGCTTGATCAGCACCGTCCAAGGCAGCCGGGCAATATCCTTCTCCCGCTTCAGCGCCACTGCCGACACCACGTGATCCCGAGTCTTGAGCTGATGCCAGACTTTCGGAGCTACGTTGAAATACCCACGGTCAAACTGGTCCAGCTGCGTCTTGAGCTTATCCGGTTCGAGAGCATCCGTGGGCGGCACCCGACGCCACAGCAGCAGCCTTACCCGCTCCGCATCGTACTGCTCCGGAGTCCGAATCGGCCCCACAGCCCCACCGATCCCCACCAAAGGATCCAGCATAGAATTCAAAGAAGGCGGCTCCAAACGATCACTCATCGCATCCCTCCTTCGTGCCTTTGCGGCTTCGTGTGAGATTTATAGGCCGTGCGCAGCACCTTCGTGCGAGAATTGTTACTGCCGCGCGTAGCCGGTACATTGCCGCCATCGGATTCAGCAACCCGACACAATAACGCGCCTGCCAACAAAACGCCGTATAAGGCAAAATCGAGACCCATTTTAGAAAATTGCGTCATAGAGTCGCGAACTCCCTCCGTGCGTGATTCACCTTCACCGATTGATTTACCAACTCGCCACCCGGCCGCACGGCAAAGACAGCATTCTTGAGAGCATCAAACACGTCGCCATGTTGCCCCGAAGCCGAGACATCATTGTCGTATGAACCCTTCCGCCGCTTCACCAGCCGAATGTCTTCCCGAATGTATGGATGATTCGGCAGCGCGATCGTTCCCTCCTCAAGCCTTCGCACCGTCTCGCCGCACAAATACTGCTTCAGAGTCATTTCACCATCCGAAGCCTTCTTCGAATACTTGTCGGCAGACTCACTCATCACCAGCAGCTCCACGATTACTCGGGGAATAAACTTCCGGTAAAACTCCGTGGCGTAATACCGCTCCGAGGTAGCATCAATACCCAGCCTTCGAGCCTTCGTCCCCGCAGGCCTGGATTCGATAGCCGAGAGCAACCGCTCCACGATCTCATCCGCAATCCGCCCGTCCGAAGTTTTCCACGTAGCGACCAGGCGTGCGTAGATCATCCCACCGACATCCTCCACCACGACAAAAGAGGAAGGATTCGAGGTATTCTTCTCCGTGGTCGCCACGTCAAACCCACAACCCACCGGCCCGCTTGTCACCAGCTCCTTGATAGACGTGCAAGCCTGGTCCAGCGAATACCCGTCATCGATCGAGATTGGAATGTATTGGCAAGCGCCGGTCCCTTGCTCCTGAGCATGGCGAATAGCCGTGGGCGATACAGCAGACGTTCCGCCCATCGTAAACTTGATCCCGAAGTTCCGGTCCCAGGCATCCTTATCATAAGCCTGCTTCCGCGATTCATCCGGCGATATGGCCCGGCCCGTTTCCTCATCCAGCATCGGCAGCCCACCCGCAGCGGCATCCCAGGCGTCCACCCGCAGGCACATGATACCCGCCTCGCTTCGATACCAGTTACCACGCGGATTCACCTTAAATTCCGTCCCTGGCACCGGAGCCAGGAGATCGTAGGAATAGTGAGCGTCATCCGCCGGCGGAGTCGTCGCCCACAGCTGACGAAACGAAGGATCCCGCGAAGCGATAGGCCCCATCGCCTCCACCATCTCTTTAAAATCCGGGATAAACGCAATTTCGTCGAGAAACGCCCAGCCCGTAAAACCCCGGGCTGTATCCACGTTTGGAGCAATGATCAACGTCCGGCTCGATTGCGTGCTCGAATGCCACAGCTTCAGCACCAGGCGCGACTTCTCAAATAGCTCCTTGAAATCATCCAGCTTGAAGATCGCCTTCTTCTTTAGCTCCAAATCGCTTTTGGCCGTTGAATTCCGATCGACCACCCGCAGCGCCAAGTCTTGCTTTTCCGCATCCGCCTGAAGGTCCGTAAACGCCTTGTGAAGAAGTTGAGCCTCCCGCTCCACCAATTCACCGCCCACCCGCAAAGACGCCGAGCAATAAGTCACCGTCGACCCCGGCACATCGATCATGCACAGGATGGCCGCACCGGATAAGATAGTGGTCTTGCCAAACTGCCGACGGCAAAC